CAGCACCAAGGGAGACTTTGATGTGGACGATGACAGCGCAATGGATATCATGCGGAATTTCAAGAACAGGAAGCTGGATCTGGTGATCGATTATGAGCATCAGACCCTGCACGATGTGCAGGCACCGGCTGCCGGATGGATCAAGGACGTGTACCGGAGAGGTGACGTCATTGCCGGCAAGGTTGAGTGGACCCCGAAGGGCCGCGAATACATTGCTAACAAGGAATACCGCTATTTATCCCCGGTGGTGCTTGTCAGAAAAAGTGACAATAAGGCTGTTGTGCTGCATAGCGCGGCATTAACAAATACCCCTGCGATTGACGGAATGTTTCCGATTGCCAATTCGGCCGGCCTGGAAGATTTCGAGATTGAGGGAGAAGGAAAAAAGGAGAACATAATGGAACTGAATAAGCTGATCAAACTGTTAGGACTGCCGGAATCGGCAACCGAAGAAGATGTAACCGGCAAGATCACCGAGATTTTAAGCGCTCTGGACGCTCAGAAGGGTGATCCGGAGAAGAAAGACGGCGGGACGGAGCTGGTGGCCAACAAGACCATCCTGGACCTGCTGGGACTGCCTGCAGATGCCAAAACCGCTGACGTGACTGCGCAGATCATGGCCTGCAAGGCCGGAGACACCGCACTGCAGGAGCGTGTGAAGCAGCTGGAGAATGCAGAAAAGCAGAGAAATGCCGATGATCTGGTGCTGCAGGCTATGAAAGATGGCAAGATCAGCGCCGCACAGAAGGATTGGGCGACTACCTACGCGCTGTCTGATCCAGAAGGCTTCAAGGTCTTTGCTGAGAAGGCTCCGGTGGTGGTGCCGGTCGGAAAACTGGCCAATGGAGATGATCGGAAGAAGGACGGTATGTCTGAGGTAGACATGAAGATCCTGAAAGATCTGGGAATCAGCAAGGAAGATGCAGAAAAGTATGGAGGATATAAGCATGAGTAGAAGTGGAAACGAACGTGCCGACCGGAAAACGGTAGTAATCCCGGTAGCAAAGGGGGCTGTAATCCCGGCGGCTGTGCTGGTGGCCCTGGATGCGGACGGCAATGCAACCGAAGCAAAGAAGGCGGAGAACCTGATCGTGGTGGGTGTATCCCAGGAAGCGGTAGACAACACGGGCGGTCTTGCCGGAGCGGTGAGCGTGACTGTGCGCCGCGGAGCGTTTGTCCTGGATAACAGCAGCACAGCGGCAGTGACCCAGGCCGGAGCCTTTAAGGACTGCTATCTGGAAGATTCGTCCACCGTTACCTCAGATGTTACAAAGACCAGCGTGGTCGGTAAGGTGCTGCAGGTGGATCCGGATGGCGTGGTAGTAGAGATCAATTAACAGGAGGATGACAAAATGATTGTAAATCAGGCGAATTTACACGGTTTAGGTGTTGGATTCAGCACCGCCTTTAACATGGGATTTGAAAATACGGGCACAACCTGGGACAAAGTGGCAACCAGGGTGCCGAGTTCCACGAAGGAGCAGGAATATGCCTGGTTAGGTCAGTTTCCACAGATGCGTGAGTGGATTGGCTCCAGAGAAATTCAGCAGTTAATGCAGCATGGCTATACCATCCGTAACAAGACTTATGAATCTACCATTGCGGTGCCGAGAGAGGATATTGAGGATGACAACTATGGCACTTACGGCAGCATCTTCATCAGGCTGGGCGAAGCTGCGGCACAGCATCCGGATACTTTAATCTGGGGGCTTCTGATGAATGGATTTGCGGAGAAATGTTATGACGATAAGGCGTTTTTCTCTGACCAGCATCCGGTTTCGAAGGGCGTGAAGGCGTCCAATGTGCTGCAGAACGCACTTTCTCCGGAGAGCTACGAGACCGCTCGCACCATGATCATGAGCCAGGTGGGCGAGAATGGAAAATCTCTGAAAATCATCCCGGATACCCTGTTTGTGGCACCGGCGAACGAGAGTATGGGCCGCAGGATTCTGGAATGCGAGTTTATCGAGGGCACTTCCAACCCGCTGTATCACACGGCAAGTCTGGAAGTCATCCCGGATCTGGCGGAGAATCCGAAGCAGTGGTTCCTGGCATGCACTAAGAAGGCATTAAAGCCGATGATCTTCCAGGAGCGTGAAAAAATCAGGTTCCAGAGCTTTGTGAATGAGAATGATGAGCATGTGTTCATGAAAAATGAGTACTTATATGGTGCCCGTGGCCGTCATAATGCCGGTTTTGGTTTCTGGCAGTTCATGGTCGGCTCTGACGGTACAAAATAGGAGGAACAGCGATGGCATACTGCAGCGCGGAAGATGTAATTGACATGATTAAGGATGATCTGATGAACCAGATTATCGGAAACAGCTATATCGAGGATGTGGAAGCGCGCAAGGCTGCCTTAAAGCCGCTTACGGAGGATGCGATCAGGGACGCGGATGCGGAAATTGACGGATACCTCATGAAGCGGTACCCGGTGCCGATGGTATCGGTCCCGGCGGTAGTGACAAAGTATTCTAAGGATATTGCTCTCTACAACCTGGTTTCCAGATCCGGACTTGATACGGGAGACCGGGAAAGCAATTATCTGACGCGTTACAAAAATGCCATTGCATTCTTAACAAAAGTGGCAAAAGGTGACGTGGATATCGTTACCGAGACACAAACGCACCAGCAGGCTGCAAGCACTGGTTTTTCTATAACCGGCAGCCCGCGGTTGTTTTCACGGGATAGTATGAGGGGGTATTGATGCAGATTCAGGTACAGATACAGGGCGAGACAGATGCACTGCTGCAGAAAATGGCAGCACTGTCCCATTTCCGGAAGTATGCAGTCATGAAGAACGTGGCGGAACTCCTCAGATCATCCACCATGGACCGCTTCCGATCCACCCAGGCCCCGGATGGGACCAAGTGGACGCCATCGGCCAGGGCAGAACGGACCGGAGGGCTGACGCTGACAGATACCTCAATTTTGAAAAATTCCATTCACAGCATCGCAAGCGCGACAGGCGCAGCAGTCGGAACCAATACGATCTACGCAGCCACGCACCAGTTTGGAGCCGAAGACCGGACGATTCGGGCGAAGAAAGGGAAGTATCTCCGGTTCCAGACAGGAAACGGCTGGGTGACCGTGGAGAAAGTCACGGTAAACATCCCGGCAAGGCCGTTTCTGGGAATCTCCGAGGAAGATCAGAAGGAAATCCGGGAAGAGTTTGAAGCAGAGCTTAGGAGAAAATGATGAAAGCAGAAAAAGACTTTTTGGTTGGCTGTCTTACCCGGGCTGGAATCAAGAGCCAGGTGTTAAAGAGCTGGAAGGAACTGGAACGGTATGCAGACAGCCATGTTGGGGCGGTGCTCAGTGAGGGGCAGGTCCTTGCGCGAGACGGCTCAAAACGCAACTATACAGACCAAAGTGGGGTTCGGTGCACACGGACCTGCATCTACACTGTGGATTCGAAGTTTAAGGTGGTAATTGGTGACTATACGCCAGAACGGGCGGAAAGCATTTTTTACGCCTTTTTGGATGAGATCGATCACGGCCTGCATCTGGATGGCAATCATGTAGAGATCGAACTAGGGGAAGTGAAATGGGTGGAAAAGGATGACAGCATTCTGAAAGCTGAGATTGCCTGTGAAATCCCGGTCACCTTCCACGGCGGTTACTACAAGGATGTGACCCGCAAGCCGTTTGCAGGAATCAATGTAAATGTCGGAGGTGAGAGTGATGGCTGAGACCAGGAAAAGCGCCGAAGAATTAAAACCGGTGGAATACTGGTATAACACGCTGGGAACCCGCCTGACTGTTTTCACCGGCACCATGTGCATGATGGGCTGGAAGCAGGGCAAGGCGGTAACCAGATCAGAATATGAAGCCGCGGTCAAAAAATTTGGGGAGACCAGTATGGCCGGGGAAAGAAAGGAGAGCAAACAAGGATGAGTCTGAGAGATGTGACCATGAACGTGGAAGACGGCAGTCTGGGAAACCAGAGCAGCACCGGCGAGAACGTCCATGTGAAGATCGGCGTATCTGCTGTTAAAAGTGATACACCGCTGCTGATCACGGCGGCCATGAAGCCAGAGCAGATCAAGGAGAAGATCGGATTAAGCCCACTTTATGATGCTGCTCTTGACAGCATTGAGAACGGAGCGCCGAAACTCTACTGTATTCCGGTGGAACCGAAAAAGAAGGGCAAGGCCGGAGAAGTGAAGCATCTGGGAACTGGAACCGGTACCGCGACTGTTTCCGGGGATGCCAACAATGCCTATGAGGTAACGATCCAGATCACGGAGCCCGGAGCGCTGAATACAGCGGCCTGCAAATATTCCGTGAACGGAGGCTATACCTATTCGGATGAGGTGACGATCCCAGTGGGTGGAGCGCTGGAAATTCCGTATACCGGCCTGACAGTGACATTTGAAGGCGAGTTTGCAGAGGGTGATGTCTATTCCTTCAGCAGCGCCGCACCGGAAATTGACAACGCCACGGTCCTGGCCGCAGTGGAAAGCCTGTATAATTCGGCACTGGATTTTGAATTTATCCATATTGTCGGGACATCGGCCAAAGCCTTATGGGCGGCACTTGGCAGCGCGGCCAACCAGTTCCTGAAGCAGTATAAGAGACCGGTCTGGTTTTTATGTGAAGCCAGATATATCGGCGCGGATGAGAGCCTGGACGATTATGCTGCAGCACTGAAAGCGGAAGCCAAAGGAATTGACAACTATTTTGTTCAGGTCTGCGCGGCTTACAGCCAGTATACACGTTGGGATGGCCGCAGCGGAATTATCAACAACGCTGGTATCGTGGCTGGTCTGTATGGCCTGGCCGGAGTGCAGGAGTCCATTGGTCGTGTTGATAGCTACAGCATTTCTGAGGCAAAGATGACCGCGCTCATGCCGGCCGGCATCGAGGATTATATCAGTGACCTGGATGATGCCAAGTTCCTGACCTTCCGGAAGTACTACGGCATCACTGGCTGCTATGTGAACAATGCCCGCGTCCTTTGTAAAGATGGCAGTGATTACCGCTACACGGAGCATGTACGTGTGCTTTGTAAGATGATGCGGCAGATCTACAAGACCGCGGTGCCTATGCTGCAGATGGACATCGATGCGGGTGATGATATGGAAACCGATATCAACAATATGCTGGAACGTCTGATGATCCCGCTGGAGGATATGGAGACTGCGGGAGAGATCAGCT